ATGCCGTCACAGTGGGTTGAAGACGCTGCCCAGGCTTTGGCCAACTATAAGAAAGCTCGTGCCATTGGCGTGAAGCGTGAGTCTGCTCGCTACCTTCTCCCACACTGTCTGTCAGCAGATATTGTCGTTACAGCCAACTTCCGCCAATGGCGGCACATGATCTATCTCAGGACTCACAGGACTGCCGCTCCAGAGATGCGCTATCTGTTTGAGATTGTGCGTCAGGAGTTGTTCCACGTGAGTCCTTTGCTAGTGGAGAACATAAGTGAAGAACGATTCTGACGCCGTGGACCACCCGAGACACTACAACTTCGGCACGTTCGAGGTGATCGATGTCATATCAGATTGGCAGTTAGGGTTCAATCTGGGGAACGTGCTGAAGTATGTAGCTCGGGCGGATCATAAGGGCAAACCGATAGAAGATCTTGAGAAAGCACGCTTCTACCTCGACTATGAGATAGAGCGCAGGAAAAGAGAACGGTAGAAACAACCAGGGCCGCACACCTGGAAGGTAGACTATAATGGACGCAGAACTTGTTGAACTCTTGGCAGAACTATCTGAAGACACTGTGAAACCATACGTTGGCAAGCTACCCTTCGCTGAGGGTGTGGCCCGCATCGGAAATCTCGTCGCTGACAATGAGGATGCCATCGCTGATCTTGAAACGATCACCTATGCCATTCCAGAGCTGACCAGATATGTCGATCCCAATGCTCCAGCCGGGGGCGATGGATCTTTGCTGAAACCGTACAACTTGATTCAAGATGCTATCGATGAGATCGAGACATGGGCACCAAATTACTATGGTGTTTACATCCTGGGTAGCATTCAGTTGATCAATGCTGGAGGGGCTAGCATTGATGAGAATCTTGTTGCGACTCAAGACAATCTGTTTCTTATCATAAACGGTAATGATGCAACGATGCAACCGTCTTCAGGTGAAGCTCTGATTGTGAGCAATGCTTCTGAAGCCTCGATTGCAACGTGGAAAACAACTCATACGTATTCTGATCTTCAACCGAAGGCAACTCCTGGTCCCGGCCCTGCTTCTGTGCAATTCTTGGGATTCTATGGTGTTACCGCTCCGGCTAATGCTCATGCGATTTGTGCCCTTGGCGTGAAGGGTGACGATACTGCTGATACAACTGCGTTCGGATCATTATATGTTGATGCTAAAGCGCTTTCGGCGCGTTCAGGGTATTCAACTATTTATGCACGAAACGCCCAGCTCGTGAATATCATCAGAGGGGTGCATGGTGCCGATGTCAATATCCTTCAGTGTGCATACTGTCTTATATGGCCTTCTGTTGTTATAGATGGTGAGCTTGTAACGGCATATGACACGCTTGATGCTGAAGGGTGTACGAAATATTCTTACATATACACATTGTTGCGAAATGGGGTGACAGTTGCTGATAAGGTGACTTTTGGTAAGGGTTTGACCAGTATTCGTGTTGATGCTGCCCACTTCCGTGGAGAGGTCGAGTTCAACGACGACGCAGAGATCAGTAGGTTCAAGGGCTGCTACATTGATGGCGACTTGGATATCAATGGAACGGGCGCGTTGCCGATGGAGGATGTCTGTGTCAATGGCGACGTCGACATCGTAGCTGCCGGTAATCTCGATGCCAAGGGTTGCCGCTTTCTCGGAGACTTCACGGCTGCTGCTGGGGCTGGTGTAGTAGACATTCATGATTCAGTAATGGCAGGTGCTGTTACCGATACCTCTTTCAAGATCATCAAGTCGATGGAGTCTGCGTATACAAGGTATGTAGACAACCAAGCACCTGCGGGCGGAATCGGGACGAAGGACCGACCGTATACAACTATTCAAGCTGCTATTGATGATCTTGAGGCAAATGTCGCTTGGTCAGCATCACATGATGTTTGGGGCGTTGTGATGATTCGAGCTTGTGGCTACAACGATGCCTATGATGAGACTGTGAAAATAACCAAGCAAGATGCTTGTATACGTTTGCAAGGTTGGGGTGGCATAACATCGATTTGGCCATCGAGTGGTGATGCCATTATAGTATCGAATGCTAGTGACTCATCTCTGGTAACCTGGGAATCTTCTCGCACGTATAGTGACCTCGCACCTAAATCTACTCCAGAGTCCGGTCCCTATGCTCTTGAACTGGCTGACATAGAACTTTTGGCATTTGGTGGTGGAAACTGTATGTCATTGCTAGGTGTTGCGGGCGATGACACAGCGTCTACAACAGAGTTTTTAGGCGGAGGTGTTTACGCACCGAGGTATATTCGTTGTTCTAGCAGCGCTAACTCTATATACGCACGGAATGTGAACGGAACCTTGCAATTTCGGGAAGTCATACTAAATGCTCCGTTCGAAGCTTTACAGTCAAGCTTGGTGACTCTTACGGGGCTTGTGTACTCTAATGCAACAATTTCCTATGATGCTGCTGACCCAGAAGGACATAATGAAGCTGGTGCTAACGCAGCTACTGTATCGCAGTGTGATGTATTGGGCGATCTTACTGTAAATGATGCCGTTGGCTTGAATCTCCGCGATAGTTTTATACGCGGAGATGTAGCACATAATGGGACAGGTTCTTGTGAATGCAGAAGCACTCAAATAAACGGTGATGTCGATATCGCAGCGGGGGTGGACTTTGACGCCAAGGGATGCAGATTCCTTGGTGATTTCACGGCCGCTGCTGGGGCTGGTGTAGTCACCCTTGCTGATTCTCCTGTTCTTGGATCAGTCACAGATGCTGGTGACAAGATTACCCATACCCGTGCAGGCGTAAGGGCTGGTACGGTTACTGCTGCCGGTGCTGGTGATGAGGCAATCGTTTTCGGTTCCACCTTGGGCACAACCCAATATGTCATCACCATCACGCAAGAGGATGACGGCACTGGTCAGACTACTTACATGGTCAAGAGCGGGACAAAAGCAGCGACAGGCTTCACTATGACAGTCGGTGGTGCTGGTATCTTCCACTGGAAGGCTGAAGTTCTGACAGCATAGGTGATCGACGTTCGATCACTTTAGGCAAAGGGTAGATTGGTGTGTTGGGAACCATGGCTGCGAGGAGATGTTATTGTGAGATATAGTGATCCGTGCCAAAGAAAGGTACGAGAATTCCTTCAGGCTGTCGGACTGCCAGTGTCGGAGGGCGTTACGACAGAGCTTGATTTCGAGCTGCTCAAAAACCTTGTTGACGAGGAGGCGACGGAGTTCGTGACGGGCATGGACAGGTTGGCCTATCATGTCAAGAAGCACGATAGTATGGATGATGTACTTGATGCACAGGTAGAGGTCATTGACGCTATCTGCGATATAATCGTTGTGCTTCACAATACTACGAACGCCATGGGCATCGACATCACTCCGTTCTTCGATGAAGTACATCGAAGCAACATGGCCAAGGTCGGTGGGTCTGTTCGTGAGGATGGCAAGCGGTTGAAGCCCGAGGGCTGGACACCACCTGATCTTATGCCGATCTTGAAGAAACAGTGCAAGGAGCGATGAGAGTAATGAAGAAGCTACTAATCGTCCTGCTTTTCGTGTTCGCAGTTGGGGCTCTTGGCTCCGACTGCGAAGCTGAGAGGCTTGACAGCATGGACGAGGCTTATATGCAGTTCGAGGGGGAGGACATGCAAGCTCCCATCCCTTGGACTGTGACACTCGACGACAGCATCTACGATCCAGACTTTGGTTTCGATCCACTGCTCGTCGAGTACGCCATCAATCATTGGCATACCTGTACTCCAGACCTGTTCACCCTCGGGGAATGCCTTGAGGGTGAGCCTGGGTGTCTAGTGATTTCTGCCGGGTATACTGGAGACTCTTTCGACTTCGATGGCAATATGGAGGTCGGCTGTCCGGGTGTATTCTTGTGGGCATCTTACGGGCCGGTCATTCAGTATGGCACGATAGTTGTGTCAACAGACATCACTTGGGATGCTGATGAAGTCCTGTACGTGCTTGAACATGAGCTAGGACATGCGTTAGCGCTCGCTGATGACCCTGGACCACCGCAGACAGTGGACCTAAACTCTACGATGGGCTCGCCTCTTGTGCGCGATGGCGATATCACATACGCGGATTGTCAGCGGGTGGTAGCGCAGAAGAACGAGATCTGATACCGATCAGAAAGGTTTGAGTATGCCTTACATATGGCTGAAGGACTTGGAGAAGCATCATATTACCATCTCACCTGTGGTTGCGGGCGAGAACACACCAGAGGTCGTGGCGTGGCAAGTAGCTGTCGTCTCACCGTCCAAAGCTTTTGGGCATTATGTAGGGCGTACCCATTCCGGCTCTACTTTCGCAGCTCCCACACTCGAGGAAGCTTTCAAGGCACTCGAGGAGCGGTTGGGTGTCAAGCTGTTCCATGAGTCCGAGCAAGAAGAAAACATGACGAGAGATATTCCTGTGGTGCCACCGCCTCCGAGGGTGTGTCGCCGATAGAAGGGAGCTAACATGCCGAAAGACGATATCACACCTAACTTCACTCATGCCACAGCACTGGATTATCTGCTGACACGTATCGAGGCTTTACGTAACCCTGGAAGATGCGAACAGGGCGGTACGAAAGTCAACGACGTTATGCGTTCGCGACGCTATCTCATGGATATGTCCAACTTGTTCACAGCGCAGGACCAAGTCACACGTTGGCTTGACAAGCAGGGGGAGGACAGTGATGCAGTATGAACACTGTCATGTTGGTCTCTGGGTAGACTGCCCACCAAAAACTGTCCTCTCTCATGGGTACTTCCGTGCTGTGAAAGACCTCGGGATCTCAGAGCTGGCTATCATGCTGGATGACGCTCCACGCAGGTGGCGTCCTCGCTGGTCCCTTACTGACTGGGAAGCTTTGTGCCGTATGGCTGAGAGGTACGGTATTTCTCTTGCAATCACAACTTGGCCATATCCGGACAAAAGGCTTCTCGATACGATGTATGCGTCACTGGAAGATTATCTTTCAGCCTCTACGTGCATACTCGGTGAAGAGTCTGACACCGAGTTCAACTGGAAAGCATCGAAGACAAAAGGATTTCGTGGTAGCTGGATTGCTGGACGCGATAGGGTGTCGGCCTTTGACGCCGCCTGCGAATACCTTGTGGCTAAGAAACGTGACTGCGCGTTCGAGGCTGGTGTCAGACGTGGTAGAGCATTCTTCCCCGATGATCCAGGATACTGTGACCCGCCGTTTGTGGAGCAGACGACGTTCGCTGGCCACTCAGAGGCTGGTGTTCATGCCAAGGTAGCTCCTCACATGGACGCGATGTTCTTGCAGATGTACTCTGTGGCTCATAGGCAGCGCAGGAACAGCGCGGGTGAGAAGGTCCAATACGCAGTTCCTTGGGGTCACACATACGGTCCAGGTAGTATGCAGAAGTGGTCCATCGAACGGGCTAGACTCATTCCAGGTGTGCAGTCGAGGAAGGTCGCCCTCGGGGCAGGTCTCGCTGTTTGGGACCAGGAGTTTTCTGGGCACACAATCGGTGAGGCTCTTGATGCCGCTTTCATCCAAACGATTATCATGGGTGTCAGGCGCATCAGACTCTGGTCCTCTAAGTGGTTGATCGGAGCACGATCAGATACACAGCGTCAACGCGCAGTTCGTGAACATGTTGGCAAGATCATTTCCCGACTCAACAAGTTCAGCATTGTAGATTACGAAGGGGAGGCAACAATCATCAAAGCTGGGGGTGAGGGGAGCGATTCGGCATGAGTAATGGGATGAGTGACTCCGACAAGATTCCGCATACACCCATACCTCTGGATGATTGGGCAGCCATCACACGTAACATATCGAAAATGAGCACTACCATCGTGAGGATTGATAGTGCTGTATCTACGATAAAGAATGACCTCTTGCCTCCTGTAGCCGAGGCTGCAAAGAAAGCGGAGGACGGGGTCATTCGTCTCGAGGAGAAGCAGAAGGTAAACCAGCAGCGTCTCAAGTCTCTCGAGGTCTCTGATCATGACGGGCCTTGCGAAGTCGTCTTAGCGCACAGCGAAGCTATATCATCCCATGATCAAGCGATTGCCGGACTGTCGAAATGGCGATGGTGGATCATGGGTAGTATCGTGACCGCTGTGATCATTGCTGGCGGCTGGGCTGTGAGTTCAAGTAACGACCTTACAGCGGTACGTACAGAGGCAAGAAGCCACACCGAGACCTTGAAGAGGCACGACGCATCCATACTGTCGTTGGAGAAGCAGCGACAACGTGATCTTGAGAGGATCGTTGAGAGTGTGAATGCCGTACCCGAGAAGGTACGCAACGCCGCACCGCAACCCTCTGTTGGGTCTGTACTATTCGAGGAGCAGCTAACACCTCGGGAGATCCAAACTGTCCACGCCATACTAGAGCGA